ATCACCCTGAAATATGGTAGTCGCATATTCAGACGCAATACCTTTCTGGGTAAAACCCCCATTAAAAGCGCGTTCGCCTACTAATCCTATCGGGACTAGGCCGTAAGGCCCGTCAACGGTTGGATATGCCATTTTAAGCTCCTTTGCTTATAAACAGAAAAATTAACGCGCCGCTACCCTTTGCCAAAAGTTGTTTTTGATTTGCGATCATTAAACATCGGCATTCTAGGGTCTTGGTCACGCATAAAGTTATTATCGACAGATTCCATTACTTGCCCAGTTTTCTGGGAGTAATATTCATCTCTCTGTTTAGTAAGCTCCTCGTCAGTTTTGCAGAGAAGTAGCCCACCTATTTCTATCGAATCCTCAAATTGACTGTTCTGGTCGGTCATTGCAAAAGCCTCTGGGTGATCTGATGCTTTTACAGGCTCCCAACCTTCTCTAAATTTAGCGGATACATTCTTAGCATCAGGCACTCCCATAGTGCTGGTGCGAATAAAACGGTAGGAATAGCCTTCCTCTTCGTTTATTACAGGCAGTATCTCAGGTGCTTTCCATTGTTTGGGTCGCTCCTGCGTAGCGCGGGTTTCTACATCCCGCTTAGTTCGATTCAATCGACCTTTTGGTTTTGTATCTTCCATCACGCTATCCTTCTAATTTTAATTTTTCACGAACATAGTCTTCGGGGGTTAATCCTAGACGATGTGCCAGTCTAACTTCAGAATCTTTTAGCACTACTCTCTTTGATTTTGTAGTACGTTTCGCAGAAGACACAACAGTTTTTGCTTTCGCTGCAGTACGGGGTGACGTATCTGCTTCTGTTGACCCTTCATCAAACTCTTCAGGAAATCTTAACCGCATTTCTTTGTCAATGCTACTATAATATTCATCTGAATCTGCATTGGGATCAATACCTTGCGATACCAGCTCCTCGTGCATCCCAAATGCAAAGCTCGTCATCTTCCTATTGTTGCCCCACCAAGACTTATTTTTGTCTTGCCAAGCTAACGCTTTATAGTCAACTTGTTGCTCTTGTTGTGGTTGTTGTTGAGGTTGGACACTCCACTCTTGTTCTTTTTCAGTTTCTTCCGCCTGCACATATTGAGGCTCATAAGTTTCTGCTGCATGTAATCTAGATTGCGCGGATACCATTTTAGCTTGGGCTTGAGCAACTTGCTCAGACTCGCCAGCTTCAAACGCTTCTTTATACATTTTTGTAGCAAGCTGTAACTCATGCTCTGCAGAAGACTTGCTGTTTTCCATTAAAGACACTTCGCCTTTATTTAGGTCAGCCCTTAGTTTTTTATTTTCTTCTAGCTGTTGTTTAGCATAAGTAGTTGCAGCATCGCGTTCGCGTTGAGCTTCTTCTTTAGCTCTGCGCTCGTCGTGCCATACTTTTTTAAGTTGTTTGGATTTTTCTACAGAATATTCTTCAAGCTCGTCTTTTTCGAGATTATCCACAATTTCTTCTGGCATAGGTTCTCGGTCACGGTCTTCTTCAGGAGTATCGTCTTCTACAACAATATCAAATTCTTTTTCTTCTTCTACACCTTCAACAATGTCGTCTTCGTTTTCTAATGCTGTTTGTGGCATTACATTATCCTCTTAATTACAGTTATTGTCTTTGTATCCCTCGTGGGTCATCAACCACAGCTTCTACAGAATCGTCGTTAATAAGACGAAATGCTTTACCGTGGATGTTTATTTTAGTCCCTGTGTGGGGTCTAATTAATACAAAATCTCCTTTCTTGCAGTATGGGCCGCTAGGAAATTTATCAATGTCTTTATAGCAATCTGGGCCTAACTCAACCACGAATAACACTGTTGCTAGTATTTCTTCTGTTTTAATAGTTTCGGTTGTTTTAATAATACCGTTGTCAAACGTATCATCTATATCAGGTACTGCACATAAAACGCGGTATCCTTGTGGTGTAGGGAGTTGGGTTGCTGTTGCGGAAGTTTCTTTATCTATAGGTTCGACATTGCTCATTAATCGTCCTCTATTCTTGATTCTAGTTCAGTAACATAATCTGATATACTTCTTAGTGCGCTAATATTTCCACACACATAGTTATACTCAGCGTGGTCTTTAATACTACCACTACTTAGCTTTGCAAGTAAAAGGTCTTGTTTACTATTTATTTCTTTATGTATTACTTGAAATAGATTCATTGGTTGTTAGGCTCGTTATTCTTATTTGCTATACCTGCGGTAACTGCTAACTTAGCACCTTCAATCATTTGTTGTGCGTTAAGAGTACCTTCTTTAGCCACCCCATCAGCTATAAGTTTTTGTAGCGCTTGTCGTTCATCAGACTCTAGTTTAGCTGACTCTATTTGAAGTTCTGCTTTAGCGATTTCATTATCCGCTTGGTCTTTAGCA